ATTCCAAGGATGCGGAGGAATTAAAAGAGGACTTCGTAGACCTGATGCTTGGTTGTCCGCTTCCGCTGTCTGCCGGCGGCCAGAAAGAGATCTTCCAGGCACTGGTGGAAGAGACACTGGGCAACACCTGCGATATCGAAACGGTAAAGAACATTCATGAGAAAATGAATGAGATTTCCCAGGAACATAAGGAAGATCCCGAACCCGTGGTACTGGATAAGAATGAAGTGAAGACCATTTTCGCCTGCAGCGGTGTGGCGAATGACCGCATGGAGTTCTTCGACCAGTGCTTTGATGCAATGGCCGGAGAAGATACTTCCCTCATGATGACCAATGTCTACAATCCTCGCAGCTTCGAAGTAAAGACGCCGGATGTGGTCATTAAGGTCAATCCCGAGCGCACAGATCTCGTCAACACGAAACTGATCGACGGCAGACAATGCCTTGTCATCGAGCTGTACGGCACTGTCGAAGTCAACGGCATCGCCGTAAACCCTATGTAAATTAGGATTTAACAAAGGAAGGTGAAAGTGTGAAAAGCATATTAAAGTATCCGGGAGCAAAGAATCGTCTTGCATCTTGGATATGCGAATACATACCGAAGCATGATGTTTACGTAGAACCTTTTGCTGGTAGCTTGGCGGTGTTTTTTAATAAGCAGCGCAGTCACATTGAGACAGTTAATGACATCGATGAAGAAATAGTAAATTTCTTCCGCATATTGAGAGATCGAAGTGACGAACTGGAACGTGCGATAGAATTTACACCATTTTCTAGGTCAGAGTATAAGGCAGCTTATGAACCATCTTATAATGATTTAGAGAGAGCGAGACGATTTGCTGTTAAATGCTGGATGGGATTTGGGTGCGGGAATTTGTATCAGAATGGTTTTAAATCAGGCCAACAGACTAATTCTCCAAATCCGGCCAGAGCGTGGAGCGAACTTCCTGAAATAATGAAACTGGCTACTGAGAGACTAAAGGGAGTTCAGATTGAGAATTTACCGGCCTTAGAATTGATAAAAAGATATGATACGGAAGATGTTTTTATTTATGCAGATCCGCCGTATTTACACGGAACTCGGAAAAATTATCTTTATAAACATGAAATGAAGGATGCAGATCATGAAAAATTGTTAAACGTGTTGGTTAAACATCCGGGAAAAATTCTTCTATCAGGATATGATAATGATATGTATAACGATGTACTTCAGGGATGGAATAAGGTTCAGAAGAATACCAGAGCAGAGGGAGGACGTGCAAGGACGGAAACACTGTGGATGAATTATGAAGTTGAAAACGGACAGATATCGTTAATCATGTAAACTGAAATATTAGAATTTAGTGGAGGTAGAGAAAATGAAATTAATGATTACAGACACAAATGGAAACAAGATTTTTAAAATGATAAGATGTATAATCGTATAAAATCACATAATGTAAGTGAAATACATTATAAGAACTAAATTAGACATTTAAGAAAGAGAGGGCAATATGAGCAATATCAATGATGTTAAAAATATTATGGAGTTGGACAGATGGTTTCCTATGTGCGATGTAGGCGAAATAGGAGAAGATTATATTCACTTAATAAGTTGGAATGAAGATATTCCAAAAACCGATTTTGATACAATCGCAGAGTTAATTGCTAATGACGGCTATGATGTATCTGCTTTTGAGTTGTTGGAAATTCCACACCCGAAAGTATTTTGCTTTGGAAATGAAGAAAAGGGAGAATATTTTGATGTTGTCAAATTCTTTGATGATAAGTGGCAATTTTCATACATAGAAAACGGTTCAAATAAATTAGCCCATTCAATCGAAGAAGCAATTATGAAAAATGAATGGCTTAAATAACGATTTAAGGAGAAACAGAATATGGTCAGAAGTGTAGATATATTCATCATAAACGGAGATAGCTTTATTAATTATTGCTCAGACAATGACTTTAATTATACAATTTATATTGGACAAAAGTGTAAAGTTTTGAGAAATGAAAAATGTTTTATAGGTACGCTGTATGAAGTAGACTCAAACAAAAATACATTCTCGATAAAGCAAAATAATGGAGAAATAATAGAAATAAATTGTGCTGATGTAGAAGAGATTTTCAGCGAAGAGGAAATTGGAACGATAAATTAGGATTTAGCGGAGGAAGAACATGAGTATAGATAACGGAGAAGTGAAGTATTATCAACCGAGATTTGCAAAATGGATTCAATCAGCGAAATGGGATAGCATTGCTGAGAGGTTATCTGAAACAAGCATGTCTCTTATTACACAGGTTATGAATGCAGAAAAAGATGGAGACTGTAGTTGGATTGTATGGCATGAATGTGATCATGTTCTTGAGAGCATTAGAAAAATTGCAAATCGGTCAAACTGAAATTATAAAACGATGCCTTCTTAGGTATCGTTTTATTTTACTTTTTATATATGTTATGGTATACTATAACACATAAAGGAAATGGAGGTACATTGATGAATAGCAACCAGATGCTGGTAACTTTTGATGAATATGAAGATAAATGGCAGCAATGTTTAACTGCTCTCGAATATGACTATACTCTTTCGTTTCGTAGCGCCTGTAAGATCTTAAAATGCGACCGTAGCTGGGTACAAAAATATATTCGTCCAAACGTACATTACATATATCTCTCTACCGGCGCAGGCAGAAAAACCACCAGCTATACAAAACTGGCTTCCAAGGCAATTAATAAGGAACTGACGGAAAGTATCTGGTTTAATACCAAGGAATTTGATACTCTGATCAGGAAATCTATCAGCAGCTGCACCCGACAGACAATATTAGTACCGGTAGAGCACCTTATTGCAGCTGATAAACTTTCCAGCTTTCTCACAGAGTATAAAAAACTGAAAGCCGAAAAAGAAGCATGTAATCCTGTGAAAGACATATTAAAAAGAATCGAAATCATTCAAGCCATGGATAAATTGATCCAGGCCTCTGTAAACACTATTGGTAAAGAGATCTATTCAAATTTACCCAGCTGCTATAAGCGCGGAGCCTGTCCAGTAGTAAAATGTAATCTCCCGGAGTTTCAGCTGGCCGATATGATCTCCGTACATGATCTGAAGGATTATGGCGATTGTGATGAAGAAATCTATCGTCAGCTTTTCCTTGATGGCTGCTATCGGTTGGAAATAAATATTCCCGGAGAAAATGGAATTTTGTCGAAAAAAATATATTATTTAAAACCGGAGCCTCCCAAAAACAGCATAGAACTTATACCTATCTCCTATCAGGATTTTTTAAAATGGAAATTGTAAAATAAAATTTTTGTGCATATAATAAGATTAATGATTGACGTACGTTTTAACGTACGTTATCATATATATGATATAAGAATGCTTTATTCGAAAACGAAGCTGAGAATATAAGTATTATTACTGACGAGACTATTATTAAGAACACGAACCTAAACAACACGAACCTAAACAACACGAAACCTAAACACACAAAACCTCACACCACTAAGGAGATTTATTATGTCAACCATTAATATTACTACTGCAAGAAAGGACCTCTACAATCTCATAGAGAATACGTGCACATATCATGAACCCACATTAATTGTCGGGAAAAATGGAAATGCTGTACTTATCTCTGAAGATGATTGGAACGCAATAGAAGAAACGCTATATCTGGACTCCATCCCCCACATGACAGAATCGATCATTGCAGGAGCCAAGGAACCGTTAAAAAATTGCGTGTCGGAAGATAAGGTAAACTGGTAATGTACAAAATTTTTTTCACTAAGCAATCACTTAAAGACCTACAGCTATTAAAGGCTGCCAGAATCTCTGCAAAAGCAAAAGACCTGATTGATATTATCAGGGTAAATCCATATCAGAATCCCCCGAGATATGAAAAATTAGTAGGAAAGCTGGATGGTATCCTATCCCGTAGGATTAATATTCAGCACCGCCTTGTGTATCAGGTGTATGAAGAGCCTTTCACAGAAGATGGTGTAGAATACCAAGGCTCTATAAAAATCATCCGTATGTGGACTCATTACGATAATGTGTAATGAGAATTTATGAAGACTAAGGGTCTGGAATTTTTCCAGACCCTTCAGACTGTAGACAAAG